CTATGGGCGCCAGTAGTCTCTGTCTCTTGATTATACCTAAGTATACCACACAAAATAGGGTTTGTCAAGTAAAATCGTACCTCATAAGCCATTGATAACAAAGGAAATTCAAAAATAATTCTAAGTCATTGATTCTAAAGGGATTTTACTATCACGCGAAGTTATTGATTTCATTGAGTTTTTTATCCATTCGCCGCTCCGGGAGTCGCTGGGTATGTGTTATGATCAATTACCATATAATTATCATCCCAATCAAACGCTTCCTTGACTACATTAATTGAGAGCCCCTTATATTTTTGATGTAAAATCTTGTCCTTTGCGGCAACAAGAACATCAGCTTCGTCTGGATGTAACCCTTCTAGCATCTGCACAAACATCATTTCACGCTTGGTTTGTGATATTTTAGAATTGCCACTTTCAATGAAATGGTAAATCTTCCTTACTTCATATGCTAGAACATTATGCTCTGTTCCTTCTGGGGCTTCATTTTGAACATATGGAACCTCGCCATAAGGCAAAGCCCATTTAATTTTTGGATCAAAAGAAGATTTAATTATTTGCCTCAGAGCATCAGTGTTATTATCTTTCAGATATAAAACCTTATCTTTCTTGGATTTGATTTTACCTAGCTTTTGTAAGACTTCTGAAAGTAGCGGTGTGTAACTGGTATAAGCCATTAGAGTTCTCCTTTAAAATTCGCTTATCGATTCGGTGAGGGTTTTAAGCCTCTTTTGTATAAAATAATTTAGTAATTTGCTGCGATCACCATATGAAGAAGAACGGTATGCCCCTAATATTTCATCATGAAGTTCAGAGGGAATATATGTAAGATCAATCAACTTTTGATTTCGTTGATAATTTCTTTTAATCTCACCGTTTGGAGCAACATCATCAAAGTCATGATCCATCCATGAAGCAATTTTATTCTTACTCAATGGCCGCTGTCGCAAACTATCAATAAATGTATTATCCGGCGAAAGAACATTAGGAACCCCATCGCTAGTATCTCCTCTGAAAACATGCTCTTTAAGATATCCAACAGGATTAACACCATTCACCATTTTCTTGGTAATAGGGCTATACTGCTTGACATTTGGGAATTTTTGTAATTGAATAAAATCCTTGTCACCAGATAAGATCATAATTTCTTCATTATATTCTGAGCAAATTGTAGCAATAATATCGTCAGCTTCAGCACCATACACCTCTAAAAATTTATAGGGCATGTTGGTTTTGATTTCTTCCTTAATAGTATTTAGACATTTAAAAATAGCGTCCCAATCTTGTGAGCTCTTTTCTCTGCTTTTTCTCCGATTTGCTTTATAGTTTGGAAAAAAATCACGGCGCCAATAATGCCTGGAATCATAGCATAAAACGAGCTCACCAAATTCAGAAGAAAACCTTGTGCGATACATGCGTAAGGAATTAAGAATCATGTGTCTTACCATGTTATTTTCTGGTATAGATATCTTGGCCATATGTAAATGCATCATTACACTTGCCACAGATATCTGATTCATATCAACTAATATCATTATGCCACCATATGAGCATTGAAACTCATACTTCTTCTTTCACCTTTACTATAAAATGGATACACAAAATGTTTTAGGTATGATGGGAACATTAAAAACTTACCAACCTCTGGCTTAAATTTAAGCCCATCGCTTCTAAAATCACATGCTTCACCATACATGAATTCAATCAAACCATTTGCTGGATAGTGGTCATCATGATCGGCCACAATTTCTTTTTCCATATCTTTAGGAAGTTTAAGATATATAACTGCTGAAAAATCTCCACTGTGCTTATGCCAGGGATTATACTCTCCCGCATATTGGCTAACAATCCAACTATGGGTTAAATGTATATTTTTCAATGTAGGAGCAGTATTAATACCAACTAATTTATACCAATTATATGCTCTTTTCTTTTTTCTCATATACTCAAGATAATCCACACAACCTTGCTTCATAATATCTGATAGATATTTCTTTTCTTCTTTATCCGTAATAGGAATTTGAATTTCTTTATGAACCTTTCCAACAAGGTTGTTTGACCAATCCCACTTGGCACTTTTTATATTATCACTCAATACTTCATCACCAATTCTATTGATAATCTTTACAAACTTATTTGGAACTGTTGACTCCAAGATTGTAGGACTATATGGTTCATGCCATTTCGGGGCTATCATTATCTTCTTCTTCTTTTATTTTATCCATAGTTAATTTAAGATTATCAATATTGGACTTCAGCTCACAATCAGAATTGAATATTATTTCAAACAAAATATCCGTTATTTTAATCATATTAGTATTTAATGACATTTGTTTTAATAAAGTTGCTCGGACCATTTCTATTATCAAAGACATATTTTGCACAAATGATTCTTTTTCCACATCAATTTTATTCTCTTTTATAGTGTGAATCATCTGTATTATTAGCGACTCTGTAAGATTATCAACAAAGTTAATAGTTTCTTGCAAATTAGTATCATCTTTGTTAGGTGACTTTTTCCACGGGCCTTGAATTATTTCAGCGCTTTGCTTTTCATCCTCGTCTGGCATTTTCTAATTCCCTATCTTCTTCTAGCATTTCTTTTGTATAAAAACAACCCATATCAGGATAATATACATCAATATTTCGCTTTACATTACCCTTTTCGGGCCCTGACCAATAATAACCTAAAGCAACAGATCGATATTTTGTTTTATGTTCTTGATTTTTGCCATAAAAACAAGAAATCCAATCTCCAGTTTTAAGATATCCTCGCATTTCTTTGACATATCCTTGATGATCAGCAAGTTTAGCTTTTGCTCCCTTTATATTTGCACGAACAGAAGCTCGTTCATCTGAAATATATTTTTTCTGTGTCTTAATCCACTCTTTGACTTTTTTGGGACTTATTTTATGGTCATCAGGCAGATTTCGTATTGATTCATGAATACTACCTTGTCCATAAGTAGGGTCTTTCTTTGTACGAACAGCTCTTACTTTTTCAAGCCGCTTTGCAGATGCTTGACGTTGCTCTTCCGTCATAGGTTTACGCTTTTTTCGTTTTTTAGGCGCTTGCCATGAACTATTATCAGTCTCAACAACTATTTTACGTTTTGCCATAATATTCTATTTATCCCAATCATTTTTATAATGGTGTGATATTAAATCAAATGTTTGATTCGCTTGAAATACTCTTGACCAAGTAACTCTATGGCCATATTGGTCAACGACCGTCGATGCTTCCTGTGAGGTTATATTTAAAATTTTACAAACTTCTATTTCTGTCATTCGTCCATTATTCTTAGACAAAAGTTTCTCAATTTTTTCTTTCAAAATCATTTTAATCTATGGGCATTCATTAATGGCGGGAGTGACGGGGCTCGAACCCGCAACCTCCGGCGTGACAGGCCGGCGCTCTAACCGACTGAGCTACACCCCCAGAACCACATTCCGGGCAAGTAATTTCTGACTTAAAAACCACACTCTTCAAGTCTTTTTTCATTTTCTTTTTGTGCTCGACGCTTGCCAGCTGCTTTGGCCAGCCTACGTTTTTCGCCTTTGGATATATAATATTCTCTTTTTCTTAATTCATTAAAGAAACCATCATCTTGTAACTTCTTTTTTAAGATGCGAATAGCTTTATCCACCCTATTATTACGAACTTCAACTCTCATTTAATAACACCTTCCATAACGAGAACAACGATATGCTTTTTGTTCAGCATGCCTTTGAGATTGCCGGCGGCGATCCGCCAGGCCACGCTCACATGAACTACGAACCCCATCATTTATAATATGATTGCATTGGTTATATGTTACTGTAGGCGCAGCATTCTGCACGGGAGCTCCTCTATAAACAATTGTAGGAGGCCGATCCATATTTTGGCCGACAGCATTACCCGCCAGCGCACCCACTAACACGCCCAATCCGGTGGCCAGCAGTTTTCCGGTTCCGCCTCCAATTTGACTTCCTAACAAACCACCAGCTGCACCACCGACCAAAGTGCCGCCCTGCTGATTTGTTGTAAGGCAACCAGACAATGCAATTGCGCTGATTGCAACTATTAGTACTTTTTTCATTTGATTTTCTCCATAGGATCATTAACAGAAA